TGGGAATGTCTCAGGGAGGAGGACAAAACTCCTAAGAACTATGTTCGTCTTTATAATATTTGTAAGGATATTGTGTACTCCAAAGTTGTTTTTGACAATGGAGCTACCTTCATGAAATTCCTTGGGAACCCAAGTGGTTCCCCAAACACGATTGATGACAACACCTTATATAACTTTTTTATCACGGTTTACGCTGTGATTAAGAGGTTGAAGCGTTTAGGAAAAGAGTATACTGGCTATCATGTCTTTAGACAATTTCGAAATAACGTTGGATTGTATTTGCTCGGGGATGACAATAATGCTTTCTGGGATCCGTCCTGGGATGAGATTATGGACTTCGACTCACTTGTTCAAGAGTGGGCTGAGGTTGGTTACCAGGTAACTACACCTTGTACTGAATTGCGCACTCCTTACGAGTGCGAGTTTCTCTCGCACTCTAATGTGTACAATGAAGAATCTGGGTTGTGGTTGCCATTACCTAATGTCAAGAAGCTTTTAGCTTCCCTTTGCTACCAACGTTGGAAAGATCCAGGCTATTCTTTAATCAGAGCAGTGGCAATTCATGCTGAGCTCTGGCCAGATCCATATTGGCGACGCGTTTTGCGTGATTACATCGATGATTTAATTCACCGATATGATTGTGTTTTACAGGATGATGAATGGTGGCAGGCTGGCATGGCCGCACAACATTCAGACGAATTTTATTTCAAGCTTTATACTGGTTTTGAGGCTGTTCCAGCCTTGAAGCTAAAGCACTAACATCTAACTTTAGACCCACTGAATAGTGAAAGGTCCAGTGGGTCGCGGTGCTTTCGGGTGAGCTCAAATTATCAGCCTGAAAGAAATAGAATGGCGGACAAACAAGTCGTCGTTCGCACTGTTACAAAGAAAACAGATGTACCACGAGTTTTAGCTCGTGGAAATCAGAAAAAGAAAGCAAAGAAACAGAAGAAAGCTATGAAGAAACAACAGCAAGTAGTCATCCGCAAGGAGACGAAGGTTGTTCAACCTAAGAGGAAGCAAAACGGGCAAAAGAAGAAGAAAGGTGCTAGGCGTAAAATACCAAGCAATTGGTTTTTAAACGCTATAGCTAATCCCTTTGGCGTGACAGGAGCGAAAGTTCCTGACATTGTTGCCACAAAGAGTGGTACCTTTAAAACCTTCACTCAATTTACGATGAGCACTATAACAACAACTGGAGAGTGTGCCATTGCTGTTTTTCCTCGTATTGAGAAACACTACTATACCGCTTCTGCAATCGCCGCTGGTACTTATACCTGGGATGCAGGTACGGATTCCTCAGCAAAAACAGGGCTGGAAACATTCTGGCAATCAGTGAGACCCGTTTCGATGGGAGTAAAACTCATGAACATTACCAGCAACAGCAACAACTCTGGGCAATTGGCTTGTGCATTGTCGTACAAGGTGTCAGTACCGACGGCTTTCACGAGTTGGTCCATTGTTGCTGCTCAGCCAAACTCTGTCACTGAGAATTCCAAGCAAGAGTATTTCGCCCTTTGGCGACCACAGGACAATGCAGACTGGGAGTACCAGGACCCAACCACAACTTTGAGTTATCCAGCACTCTTCATTTCTTTGAAGAATGGCCCAACTGCAGCTGCCACTGCCTATTTCAACGTTGAGATAACGGCTCATTATGAAGCAATTCCTAAAATTGCAGCAGGTGACATGGTTGAAACCGACATATCACCTGTCTCTCCAGGTTTGTTATCACAGACCTGGGAGTTTATGAACCAATTACCAACGATGATGGTGATGGGTAAGACTGGCGCAGTTGGAGGAGCATTGTTGATGGGGAAGTTGATTGCACACGGAAATTCACCGAATGCAAATTTTGTGACGCGCCGAGTAGCAAATTACTACACCCCAGAATAAGATGCAAACCAAGAAATTCAAATTAGTTTGTGGTTCAGGAGAAATGGGACGGAAGAGTAGTCAAGTGCTCTTTAGTGCCCAATTTGGGTGTGCTCTTGGAGATAAAGGTCCGAATGACCCTTCAGGGGCTTCGGATGCTTTGAGTACAAATGGTGAGGTCATTCTTGCCTTTTCTCCTCACCCCTATCGTGGTTTTGCGTGGGGGTCTGCAGGGATTGGCGCCACTGGTGCTTTTCCCTGGAAAGCTGCTTTTCAAGAGCTTGTCTGGAACTACCGTCCTACAGTTCTGACTGTTCAAGCTAGGTTCTTCGCAACTAGCTTTCTTCCTGATCTCAAGTGGGCATGTGGTGTCATGCCTGCTATGGTACTTAGAGCTGGTGGCCAGTACCAAATCACCAATTTTAACGATCTTGTTAATACGGGTCACGTTAAAGTGTTTAACGCTGATTACATGGGTAATGACCCAGTACACAACGTTACTCTTCAGTGCTTCCCTGCCTATACCACGCCATATACAACATTGTCGTGGGACTATCAAAACGATTTCAATGAGTCACATATTGTTTTCGGCATGCAAGGGCCAAAAGCTACTGATAGCACAGGTATCAATTGG